CACCACCACTGTCTTGCGAAAAAGAATCCAAGTTGAAATAGTCCGTCGAACCGTTCATGTACGCCAAACCGGTCATCGAGAAGTTTCGCACCGTCGCACCAGTACCGTAAAAAGCGGTCAAGTCTGTACCATTTTTTAGAACTTGACCATCACGGCGACCAGTAGCCGAAGCACCCCACTGGGTGCTCACCGAAACCCGATACAAACCCTCAGACTTAGGAATAATCCGGTCAGGGTTTGTTACAGCGTCACGCCACCCCAACGTGTCAGTCAACTCGGTGTAAGTAAACCCCGCACTACCAGGCGCATAACTAGTTCCAGAAACGGTGCTACGAGTAGCAGTAGCAAAGAACATTGCTCCGGCAATCGGGTAATGGCCCGCTGTCTTGGCCCCGCCGGGGTTCGTGCTGGCGTTGTACAAATCGCTGTAAACCCAGGTCGTGCCCGAGTCATACAAATAAGTAACCATCCCCTGATCAGGCGCAGTCAAAGTCGCCGCACGAGTAGCCGCCGAATCGAAATACATAACGCTCTGATCCACTGCGTAGCCCTGCAAATTGGCGGCGGTCAAGACCTCGCCACTGCTGAAACTCTTCCAACCCAAGCCCATGTGAAAACTCCCTAAAAGCCCAAAATATTCGTATCCAAAACACCAAGTTCAGGAAAATCGAGCCGAAACCAATTTGCTGCAATTTCTTGCTCAAACCCAATACTCACATTATAACTTGTCGGGGTAGACGAATGACTGAACGAAGACACCAAGTAGTTACTGTTCGTATTCATACCCCGCGCACTGTCAACAAAAGTGACTTGCACCGTGGCACTGAAATAGGTGCTGAGAAACAAAAAATATGGCCAATAAGAAGTGCCATTTTGAACATCGTCCGCCAAAATACGGTCAAACGAAAAAGTTAACGAACTAGGCCTGAACTCAGGAGTCGAATAAAAGTTGACCAAAAACTTTGTGAACCCGTCCTGCTGTGCAAACGTCGAAAACTCGGTTTCATAGGATCTCGAATAATCACCGTACAAACCAACATTTGAGGTGTTGACTGCTGTTGCAGTACCAAGCGTTGAAGTGGTGGTGACAGGGTTGCTGACAGAATCAAGGGAGTAGCCCATTTCTGCCGCGCTGTAAAAGAAAGCCGGTTGCGGGCCTCCGGTTACGTTTGTTAGATAACCTGTCGTTTGATAAACCTGCCCTCGTTGTCCAAAACGAATAACACCGTCATAAGCAAACACAACACCTTGCTCGTGAAAAACCGTGTCCTGAATTAGTTGCAAAGCATTGCCAGTCAACGTCGTCGCAGCCATAATTGACTGCCCTTGAGCGACATTGACGCGCGGATCATACTGTGACGCGTCCAAACCAGCGGCAGCACAAATACGGGCAATCCTAGCCCCCGTATCCTCAACCGGCACAGACAAATTAGAAATGTTGATTGTTGCCAAAAGACCCAGCGTATCCGTAGCAGACACGGTAGCAATCGCATCACCATTTATGTCAAAATCCCAAGACCAGTCAGAAATGAACCCGCTAAAAAACGCTCGCTCATAACGCCCGCCAATTTTGCTCACATAATCAACGACAATCTTCTTGCCCGGAAAAGTAGAACCGTAATACGGCGAACTCGTATTCTCCGGACTAAACAATCCATCACGATTATCAAAAACAACCGTCGCCGTACTTGGCTTCACCGCCTCAAGCTCACGGTTGCGCCCACCCTGCATAGACACAGAGCGAATCTTTACCCGCGGATCTGTTAACGGTGTGGTCAGATAACCGAGAACACCAGTGTCCAACTGGTCGGTGTCCAAAACAAAACCGGACACCGACTCCAGAGAAACAAGCCAGTCATATTTTGTACTCATCAGGCACTCGCAAACACAGGGCCACCAGAACGCTCAAACTTTTTGATATACGTCACAATCTGCTGACCGATAGCCGCCGGATCCCCAACACCCGCCGACACGTTAATGTTGTACGTCGCCCCACCCATCTTGCCCAAACGATCCAACGGAATAATAGCCTCCGGCCCAGCCTCGCCCACCAAACCGACTATCGGGCTGGTCACAATTCCACCCTCAGCAAACTGAGGCATACCAGACCTACCAGTAGGAACACTGCCACCCGTGTAACCGTACCGGATGCCCTGATCACGCAATTCCTGCACCGCCAGGTCGTTATACCAATTCACCTTGTCTAACGCCAAACGGTTCAAATCAAGGCCAAACAGACCATTCAAAATATCAATCAAACCGTTGATAGGGCCAACAAGGACGTTGATAAAGTCAATGACCGCGTTGGCTATGGTTTGCGCCCCCTCAACAACACCAAACCCAAAGTCAGTCCAGTCCCGACCCATCTTCGCGGTCACAGCATCCCAGTTTATCGCCAACGCGGTAATCGCAGTACCCAGCGCAACAAGAGCAAAAATGAAAACACCAACAGGGTTAGCACTCAACGCGATAGAGAACAACGTGGCCGCAGTTGTCATCGCCCCAAACCCTAAAACAATGTTGTTAAAAATGTCCGGATTTTCCGTGTACCAGTCCAGAAAATCACCTAGACCAGTGACAACGCCACCAAGAGCTGTACCAGCGTTCTCAAAAACAAGCTTCAACGAATCGCCATTCTCAGCAACAAACTTCTTAACCACCTCCACAAACTCTATAAAGAAAGGCAAAAGAGCACCGCCCATCTCTTCCTGCAAGTTAGCAACATTCTGAGTCAACACCGCAAACGGATCAGCGGCAGCCTCCGCCGCACCCGCATAAGTAGTACCCAAAATCTCAATCAGCTTGTCCTGCGCCGCGATCTCACCACTCGTCGCCAAAGTGTCCGCATAAATCTGCTTCTGAGCATCCGACAAAACGATTCCGGCGCGAGCAAGTTTGCTCATCGCCGTCTCTTCGTCGCCGGCGACGCGGGTGAAAATCAGGCCAATGGCTTGCACGTCCTTACCCGTACCTGCGGCCACATCCGCAACAACCTTCACCAGGTCTTTCAGACCGTCAACACCCTTACCCGCAAGCTCAGGAACAGCCAACCAACCACGAACAATCGCATTCAGAATTTCATCGTCAACGCCCACCAAGTTCGACAGACTTTGCGTGTACTTCATAATCTCAGTGGTTGACTTCTCCACCTCCGCAGCAGTATCACCAAACACACCCGAGTTCTTCGCAATCTGTTGCAAAGACTTCGAAACCGACTCACTCTCAGCGGCAGCCCTCAACGCCTGATAACCAAACGCAGCCGCACCCGCAGCAACAGCCGCAAACGCCGCAACACCCGCAGCCGCGAAACCACCCGCAGCCTTGCCGAGCCTGTCCAAACCGGTTTGCGCCTGGGCGATACCCTTAGCGTCAAACTTGGAGAGAATATTAAGACTGATAGGCATTAGCGATCCATTTCGTTCGTTATCTTGCGCTCGAAGTTGTCAATAACTTCCATGGCCGCACGCCTTAGCACAGGATACTGATCGTTAAAATACTTCCACGCAATACGGTTACCGCCCTTACCCTTCAACGGGCCAAACTTATCCGTCATAGCCGCAATGAAATGCGTTCCCTGTGGAGTGTTACCTTCGCCACCAAGACGACCAGCAGACTCGGCCGCCATGTAACCAGGTGCGCCCTTTGGACTATCCACCTTGATAGACAACAACGGGGTAACATCACGCCGGCGAGAACCCGCCAAAGAAATTGAAACCTTAGTTACAGCACCTTGCCACAACAACGCGCGAGGCGTATAACCGCCCATGCCAGACAACGGTGGAGTGACCTGAATACGTGACTTGATAACACTTGCCATATCTTGTGCAGTGCCCTTCAGCTCTCGGCGAAACTGAGAAGCAAGTTTCGGATCAATAGCCTTTAACTGAGCGACCATGTCACGCACACCCTCGGCACGCACATCAAAATCAATCATCAAAGACTCCCTAAGCCTAAGTTTACCGCCTACCGCTTAGGGTTATGCTTAGCAATCAAATAGCGTTCCATCGTCCACAACATTCGCGGCGACAACTGCACAAGCTCCCGAGGACTAATGCCCGTCTCGCACGCGATCACAGCAAGATTCCAATGAACCGACGATGCGCCGAGACCCGCTATTTTTTTACTTCAGGAACCTCAACGGCACTAATCGAATCCGCGTAAACGTCAAACTCAAGGCTCGTGGCCTTCGTGCGCGTCTCAGCCGTCCACGCAATGAACACCAGCCACGACAGGCGCACGCCCTTCGCAAAGTCGGCAACGCTCTTGTCGAACTTGTCCTCGAACTTCATGAGGTCAGACACAATGGCCGTCACTTCACGGCTTGAACCGTCCACGAACTTGATGAGTAGGTTTATGGGGTTCATGGTTACGCAGTGCCTCGCGTGATACCAGCAGTACCGGCAACAGGCCACGTCAGGTCGCGGGTGGCAAGGTCACCAACAGATCCGCTAATGGGGTTGACCTGCGATACCAGGAACACGCCAGTGTAAGACGGGTTCGACGGTGACACGGTTCCCGAGGTGGGGGTTACGACCACGGTTGCAGCAGTGTTGAACAGTGACCAAATGGTTGCGTCAACAGCGTCCGAACCAGTCGTGCCAAAGTCGTTGTGGAAAGAAAGCGTGATGCTTCCATCTTTGAGGCCGCCGACGCGGGTGCGGAAACCCGAACCGCCAAACGCAGTCGTCTCAACCTCGTCAGCTGAAATGTCCAGCGTGACCGAGTTAAGGTGGTCAGAAAAATTGACACCGTTGATAGTCGTCTTCACATCGGTGAGTACGAATTTTGCCATTTTTTATTTCTCCATCATTCTGAATAGACCTGAACTGCAAAGTCAGCCGCGACGTAGGTCACTTCGTTAATTGTAACACCGCCGAGGGTACTCATCTCGGAGAGCCTGCAGTCGAAAGCCGCGCCGCCAAGGGTTCGATCCGACTGCACCGCCGTCTT